CCCAGTTACCTGCTATAACACTAGATATAGCACGCGTAATATAGCCTCTACTACATGTTTTCCCGGTGGCGACTCGTAAAAATTCTGTAGTGGCATAACCGAAGCTCTGTTTAAGGGGGTTCATCCGCACGCCAGCGCGTGACACGTCTTTGAGCAACAACAAACCATCGAATATACTTTCGACGAACACTACGACGTCATCGCCCACGTGTAAGCTAGATCTTCTACGCAAACCCTCATGACAAACTGCTATATACGCATAGTTCAATACACTGTTGATGAAAGTCGTAGCCCTGTGCCCACTCATCAAAGTCCCGAGGACACGCGCTTGTTTGCCATTCCCCCAACTCAGGATACCTCTCCCGAAACTCGCCACAAGCTTACGAGCTAGCAGAGGATCATAACCGACCCACTTACACAGCTCGTCGATCACGATCTGCATCGAAAGAGTCGTGTGTTGAGAGTTGAAGTCATCGTAGTCTAGCATGACACTACAACCCGCCCGGGCGCGAGCCGCAGTGACTGCGTGTTGTATGCCGTGCTGTCCGCCACTCCCCGGATCCAAAAGTACCCGTTTGTTCTTCCACGCTCTTTCAACAGGCTTCAACAGGTGTTCGAAGGCAAAATATGTTAAACTGTCACCTGCGAAAATTGCTCTCGTCTTACCCGTCTCTAACTTCTCACTCGCGCCAAAGTACGGGACCCCGTCCCAGTTTTTGAGGGGATCTTCATCCGTTTCCTCAGCAAAGACCCGTCTGTGTACACGCCCTGGCACACCGATCGCTAGTTCGGGGTGCACTCTCTCTATTGCTCTTGAGTGCGCACCGTTTACACACCATAACCACCTGCTCGACCAACTCTCGTCCAGATCTTCGAAAGCTAGCTGTCCTGGACCTAATTCTATCTCTAAGACTTCTCTGACCGCTTCACGCAATTTTGTACCGTCCATCTCCACTGTCTTCTCTTTAATGCCCGCCGGATCACACCTATAACCGGCCTCTTTTTCAAAATCAACCGCTTCAACACCTCTGCCTAGTAGGGATTTTGCTTCAACGACACTCGCCCCTAACGCTGACGAATTCATACCCAACGCCTTAACGAAAGCCGTGATCCCATCGGCAAAACCTTTATGTCTTGCCAGTGCCACCGCCACCTTCATGTAATCCATTTTATACTCAGACAACGCCTCAGCAAAAATGATTATTGCCGTGGCCTGGTCGTTGTAGCACCCCTTAAGAAGCGCACCCCGCGATACCCATGCCTCCGCTACCCGGGGGCGCCTCCTCACCAACATCTTGTACACCGTACTGAAATACACATTAACTTTATTAAGTGCTCCCGGATGGTGTTTTATACTAAAAACATCTCTATTACAATCAACATCACTGAACAATGCCATGGGCTCATCTGTCACAGCCATGTCCTTAAGTGCTCTATCCGCACCCACAGATAACATACACAGCAGATCACCTTCCGTAATCTGCACTTGCATCGGGAAATCACAGAACAGCATTGATGCTGCTGCCGCTCTCTTCGTCTGCTCGGTCGCCACGAACTTTAACACAGCTGCGACCTGGTAAACTGTGTCCTGGGAGATTAAAACCTCATCTTTACGCCCCGCCCACTCACTAAGGATACCTCCAACAATCCCTAATTCGCTTACTCGACGGTTGAGGTCGGCGACGTCTTTTAACATGTCCCTTCAGGCGGCTCGGCTTCTACTTCGGGATCTGCGTGACTAGCATTGCTCGCTGTCGTTATCCCTGGAGCGGAGTCCACCTTACTTCTCGATACATCTGGGCCTATTTTCGCACCCGACCTCATGGTTGGGTTAATCTTGACCGTTTCATTTGTCAGCATTCCAACTTTCCTCTCTTCGTTCGACACGATTGGAAGTTTGGGTACTCTGTGTTTCGCCTCGGCCACCAAAGTGTCCTCCAGGCCGTTTTCAACATCGTTCTCACCTATAGCTAATCCTGTTCCAGGGTCTACCGCCAACATAGGCATAAAAGCGTCAAGGTGCTTAATGACAGTTGTTTGCAGTCTCGCTGCGTGCAATGCAACATTCGCTGCTTTCCGTTCACGACACACCATCCTATCTGGTGCACCTTTCTTGACCTCACCTTGATACCCCATCCTCGTAACTGAGAAAGTCACTAACTGGTCGATTTCCTCGGGTCGAGGGAAATGCGTCGTTTCCATCAACAAACCATCGTTGATCACATGAGAATGTTTGAACACTAAGCCTACTTTCTTCCCGATATAAGTAACCTCCGCCGGCGCTATCACTGAACTGTGCCCACGCCCCCACAAGTACGATCCCACATCCATCTTCCTCCCAACTCGTTCATTCACGTGTAAGTAGGGCGCGTCCTCGGGACCGCGCCCACACAACGTGGTTGCGTTACCGTCTATCTGACGTATCACGACGTTCGCTAGACCGTCCAGCTTGTGAACGCAAAGGTGATGTAACATACCGTGTTTACGCGCAGTCACCCAATCAACCAGGTAACCTGACGCAACCGCTGACTCACCCACTTTGACTGCCCCACTAAACGCCGGCAGCTGCCCTGACTGGTACGGTGTGCACAACTGCGCGTAACCGTTCTTAGCCGCCTCCGAATCGCCATTTGTCAGGTGTACGGAGCCAGTGGGTTCGATCCAGAAGAACGGCGCGACTACTCTGTATTTCAGGTGTGCGAACGATTCGCCGACGATACTGTTGAAGGTATCGTTGAGCACTAATTTCGCCAGACGCTCCCCACCTGAGTTGCAGAACACACGCGCCAAAGTACTCACATAATTCTGGCTGAATTGCGTGCAACTGCCAGCAATGGTACGTATATGCAACTGTGCGTCCAAGTTGTCCGTAGGACTTCCATCCACGGGGCCACCTTCACGAAACGTGTCAAGAATCGTAGGATAGAGGCGACCGTCCACTTCGGTCAACGGGTCGGCCATAGCCACAGCACCCGCAGTAGTGAAAGCTATCGCGTCAATGACCTTGACAAAGCCACTAAGACCTCCGTGCGGCAAAGGAATACCGGTGTACGGCTCAACGCTCATAACCAGACCCCCATAACTGTCACCGAAATTCACAGAGCGTAACACATCTCTCATGAAACCACCCTCATCCGTATGTCCGTGCACCGTCATTATACGGTGGACACCAACAGTCACGGCAAACGAGAATAGTGCTCCCGCCTCCTGAGCTTCCATATTTGCGCCCACGAGGC